TTCCGTTGTCACATGACCGGTAAATGTAAACGCAGCCTTACCAGATGAGCCTGTTTCAAATGTAAATGAAACCGTACCCCGGCAACCTGTTGCCGTAAACCGTTTGCCATCACGATAAAAATATAATGTTATCGATTCAAACCCAGTTGATACAGGCAAATAAGTTACAGATGTTGATGCAACTACGTTTTCAGCGAAGCCACAACCACGCAAAAGCGCACCAATCTCAGGAGCCGTGCCAGCTGCGCCCGAACCTTTTAATTCAACCGTAAACGAAATATCAATTAAACGCCCCGCATAAACTTGCTGCAGCTTGCCAACATTAGCACGAATAGCAGGCCGCTCAATCATGCGTAAACCATTGTTTGCCCAACCAAGGCCCTCAGCTAAAATTGCATCAGCCGCACCCGGCACAGAATCTGTGTTATAAGTCGTTTCAACCTTTGCCAGGATAACTTCACGATTAACTAACATCTTGCTTCACCTCATTTTTGGGTTTTGCTTTTTCGGATTTTTTTTTATTAGATACGGGTGGTTGCACAATATGACGACCACCTTCACGAATTTTGTATGTTTTTTTAGCCATCTTATGCGCCCGCATTTGTTAATGAATGCCTGTAATGAATTTCAAAATTTATAACCTGTCTACCAATGTTCTTTTCTGCATCACCCGATATTTCAGGTTCATCATCACCCATAGGATAAGTATCTAAAACTATATTTGATAACCCTTGAGTTCGATCAGACATTAATGCCGCGTAAACCTCTTCACGAATTAAATTTAACGCCGTATCAAATTGCGTATTCGATTTCACGTATGCGATAACACGCACACTTAAAGCTCGATCAACAACAGCCAGGTTATTAATACCATCAGGTATAGAATCCTCACCTTGCTCTAACGTAAGCGCCGGAACTGTTTCAACTGGTTGCGATCGACCGCGCGAAACATTAGCGCCTGTGGTAGCTAAACCTGTAACTTTAGCCAACACCGCAACCATAATATCTTCAGCACGATGCGTCATTTATGCTTCACTCAATATCAATATAACCACACCCGTTCCATCGTTTTTTATGTTCTCAATTATGTAACTAACGCTATTGATAACAGCCGTTGTTCCACGACCAACAGCCGGAACTATTGCGTATAAATCTGTTGCTGCACACGTAAACATCGGGACCGTTCCGCTTACGTCTAAAGCATCAATATAATCATTATCAAAAACACCATTAACAGAACTTCCGCTTATTAAAGCGGAAACCCCGAACTCTGAGACATCAAAGAAACTGGCTAAATCATCCTCAGTTTCAACAGCCATTAGTTATTTACATCAGTTTCTGTTTCAGTTTCTGTTTCAGTTTCTGTTTCAGTTTCTGTTTCAGTTTCTGTTTCAGTATCTGTTTCAGTATCTGTTTCTGTTTCAGTTTCAGTATCTGTTTCTTTCTTACCTAATTTAGAAACATCTAACGCAACCGATTTAGGAATATCCCCATCATAGGAAAACTCTTCACCCGCTTTAAACTGAATACCTTCAATAATTTTATAAGTATTTCCTTTCTTACTAATACACTCAACTGAAAACTCACGACTAGACGCCTGGTCTTTGGTCAGTTTTACTTTTCCGCTTAGCAGCCCAACAACAGCGTTTGCTTTATATTTTTTCATTGCCATGATTTTTATTCCGAATAAAAAAAAGAGCGACCTAAGCCGCTCTTTTTTTGTTTACACTCAATGTAAAGTTAAATCATTATGAGAATGTTGAAAGACAAGAACGCTGCCACAAACCATAACCAACATTACGAATCGCTTTAACGCCGTACTGATGTTTATTTTCTTTAAACTCAAGCTCTGAGCCTTCAGCAATAGCATCAACTTGCACATCTTCCTCTTCCTGACGAATTAGCGCTTTTGTTTCTGCATCTGTACGGAATGTTGCAAACTTCGTTGTCCATGGTAAGCGTGCATTTACAGCAAGCTCAACATTGAAACCACCCATTGAGCCAAGCGTGCGTATATTATTACTACGGCTAGTTGATGAATCGATAATAATATCACTACCAATTGCACCCGCTGCAGAGTTCATATACGAAACAGGCACCATGATTAAAAACTCACGAGCGTTTTCATTCATCGGCTCACCCTGGTCATCTTTAAAACCTAGGATTTGCTGAATACTGCCCAGTATTGCGGTTTCCATTTGACCCGCTGTTGGGGCTGTTGGTGCACCAGCACTTGCGCCGATATCATTTGACTGTACGCCGCTATCACCTTCTTGATGATCCGTATCAAAGAAATACTGACCGTCATAACAAACAGCTGCTTCACCACTAACAATTAATGCTGAAAGCAATTTAGCCCAATGGCTATTGGTTCGCTGAGCAAACTCACGTACACGCGCCATAACCTGACCCGTTTTATCACGTCGAATTTCATCAACTAAAACTTCAATTGTGGCTTCAAATGTTTTGTTGGTAATAGTTAAACCGTTTTCACGGAAACCTTTCGCGTTACGACCACCAACCCATTCACGCATTTGCGGAACCATGCCTAACCATTTATAAGTTTCTGATTCCTGATCACTTTCAAAATAATTTGAAATACCAGGTATATAACCAGCACCCATATCCTGCTCAAGCATTGCATAAAACTCGCCAATTATGGCGCGACTACCTAAACCTTTTGCACTCATCGTATTAATCTCCTGTTAAGCAGCGCGTGCGCTTGATTTAAAATGAACAATAACTTCAGTACCGCTGATATAACGCACAATAGTACCAATTAAAGTATTGCTGGTTGTTGTAAGCGTGAAAGCGTTATCATCAGATGCATATACATCCGTACCAACATCACCCACACCCGTTACACCCGTTACGCTTAGCTTTACCTTACCAACTTCACGTACACGAACATTTACAGCGCCAGCCGCACCAGCGGAGTTATCCGCATTTGATTCAGCGAAACCTAAGAACGGATCAGCCGCCACAAGTGGACGTGCATAACCAGATGCATTATCACCTACAGCGGCACCTTCATAAATAATATCAGCCGCAATTACAGGCAACTCACCAATATCACCTAACTCAAAATCACGAGCAGAATCTTTTGCTAAAGTCGTCATTATGTTTTACTCCCAGTTTTACCAAGAATTCGAGCATGACCTTTTAAGGCTTTCTTTTCATAAGCCAGGTATGCTTTAAAGTTATCATTGAACTCACCACGAAGACCCGCCGATGCATCCCACTTAGATTGACAGCGCTCTTCAATTGGTAAATTACTATCATCTACCGACTGAACATCATCACCCACCGATGCAGCAACATCATTTAGAACTTCAGCATCAGATTCAACATCACTGATCACTTTATTCTTATTGGCTTTTTCAGCTTTCAATACTTGAATTGCTGCTTCTGGCGCTGTAGTGACGCCATCAAATGCCAACTTATTTACAAGGTCCTCATGACCTGCCATAGAAACAGCTAACACATCCTGTATACGCTTACACTCAGCTTGTGCGCCTTCGATACGCGCTGTTTCTGCGCCTTCTTTTTGAAATGCTTCCGCAATTTCGGGGTGATGCTCTTCAACATAGCCCTTTGTAATATCAGTTTTTTCTGACATTTCAATTACCTCATCAGGTTGATTATTTAAAGTTTTGTTTTCCAGAACATCACCGGAACTGGTTTCCATTTTCACGCCTTTTTTATCAGGTGTACGGCCCATGGATAGACTTTCAACTAATGCAGCAATAGAGGAAACACCGTCCACTAAACCCGCATCAATAGCTTGCTGACCGATGAACAATCGCCCATCTGCCATATCATTAATTACCGTATCTGTTGACACGCCTCTGAACGTAGCAACACGATCAACAAAAATAGAATAAAGATAGTCAACCGTTGCCTGTATATCGGCGCGACCATCTTCACTTAACGATTCATATTGAGAAGAAATACGTTTATATTTTCCTGCTGTTATTTCAGTTGTTTTTTGACCGTGTTTCTCTTCAGCTTTAGATACATCAACATGCGTTGCAACCACACCAATAGATCCGATTGTAGTGGTCGCACCAGATATATAAATCTCATCTGCTGCCGCACCTATAGCGTATGCCGCTGATGCCATTAAACCATCTGTAAATGCAACAATTGGTTTTGTGCCGCGCATTTCATGTATCTTATCCGCCAGATCAAATGTCCCATCAACCGTGCCGCCTGGGCTATCAATATCAAGCACTATTGCTTTAACAGATTTATCAGCAACCGCATGCTCTATTTGGTCACCCAGCATTTCAGTCGAT